TGATATCGTTATTAGAACCACCGGGTTTGCCGGGAGTGTTCAAAACGGTATCAGCAATATTCCATGAGTCAACAGGAATATGCAAAGATACAGCACTTGCACCTATGAGGATACCACGATCATCCTTTGTCTTTTGGACATTGGTGATGGCAGTCTCAAGAGAAGCAATAGCCAATGCACCAGCAGATTCCAGATTACTCTGGTTACCATCAGAAATGGTAGGATGGGTAGAAGCAAAGAATGCAACTCCATCACCAATCGTATCGGTAAATCCGTTGGTAAACAGATTGGCAGCTTTGACTTCCTTGGTATTTGCCATTGCACGGGCCAAACCTCTGGCACGTAACTTAGCAAACGTATCATACAAGTTGTCTTCCATTGCTTCTTCTGTAATTGCAAAAGCTAGAGCCACAGTTTCTGCCGTGTAACGGGCAGTGTAACTCTCTTGTGCATCATCATAGGATACAGCAGCTCCTTCAGACTTAACTGGAGCAGTGCCGAAACCTGTAAATAGAACTTCTTCTTCAAAGGCTCGATCAGAATTTTCGGTGTCATAAAGTGATTTATGCTCATCGTCAACCTGACCATATTCCAACCCGAAGACGGCATTTAAACCGGGGAGAAGTTCTTTGGCAATACTAGCTCTGTTAATAGCCATTGTTTATCTCCTTCCTAGTTATGCCGTTGAAACTGTAGTAGTCGCAAACCGATCCCTGTGCGTGGGCAACCAAACTTCAAGCATTGGGTATTGATCAAGACCATCGGCTCCTTCACCGGGATCTTTAGCATATCCAACAACTCTCACATTACCTACAATAGTTTCCAACCCAGCAGCCGATGTCTCTACGAAGAATGCAGATTGACCTGTCTTGGTACTACCAGCAGAAGCTGTCGAAACAGTTGCTACATAGTTAAGTACTTTACAAATCTCACCGTGACTACAGGTTGCATTACCTTGAATGTAATACGTCTGATCAGGATCAGTTATGACATGGAACTCAATACTAGTTGCAGCAGTGATAGCTTCTCCCGGCCAATACCGTGAGAACTTTTGACTACCATCAGAATCTACATAGTTACATCCCATGAATACACCCGAAGGTTTCAAGGTTGCACCAATAGATTCTGAAATAGTACCACTAGCTTCAATACATATCAAGTCACCAGTATACAGTTTCTTGGGAGCACGAGTTATAGTAGTAGGTGAAATCAAAGTACTTGTTCCACCCGTATTATAATTCTGTCCCTTCTTACGAGCAGGAAGAAAGCCACGTAATGCTCTTGTACTAGACATTATATTTCTCCTTCCAATGTTTAAGGACTACTCCTGAAACGTAGGATTTCGTCCTTTAAATGTTCTCGATTTGCTATTATTGGAAATTGGCATACGAGAATTAGATGAGTTCATTAACTGTGCATTCACAGCATCTAACATTTCATTTGCTTTATTCCTATAATGCTTTCTTTTGGCCTCCAGCTTTACCGTGGGTATCTTACCCAAGGCTATGTCTCCACGACAGACAACTCCAGCATATCGACCTTCTTCTCTCACGATAGAAGTGGCTCCCATTTCAGGAACTTCTTCAGGAGAAACAAACTCCCATCCTTGACCTTGTTTCTTACCAACTTCTTGGTAATCATCCTGACCATTAAGAAGGATTCTTAACCAACCAAGAGACATATCCTGTTGCTTAAATCTTTCTTCAACTTCACGAGGTATAAAAGTTGCGTTTGGTTCTTCAAAGACGTATTCTGTTTCTTCTCTGGTTTCATTTTCCCTTGATTGAGAATTACGTGATTCAATACGTGTCATACTTTCTCCTTCCACGTTACAGTTTAATTGCTGTGTATTCACCATCGGCATTTTGTACCTTTAGTTTTTCAGCAGCATATTGTTCAAGTGGTATACCCCAATTATTGGCAAGCCTTACATCTTCTTTCGTTAGCTTTACCTTTTTATTGGAGCTAGGGGTTGAACGTGAAGCCCCTGCTACTACTTGAGCAGGTTGTGACGGTTGTTCCTGCACCGATTCTTTAGTAGCAAACTTATGTGGAAATTCCGTTCTAAGTCTACTATCAATTTCGTTATAGAAATCAGGATCACTTGGATCAAAACCCTGTTCCTTTAAATCTGCATCCAAAGCCAGAGCAGCAGCAGTCATTACTCTATCTTGACCAAACCACTTATTCTCTGCTTTCTGTGACCACTCTACAGCCAAAGGATCAACTTGAGATTGCTGTTGCTGTTGTTGCAACTGTTCCTGTGTGTATTGAGGCTGTTGAGGTTGTGCCTGTGGTGCTGCATCTTTGAACTGGGCTTTAGTGACATTTAAAGTTTTCAAATCATTCTGAGCATCATTTAAAAACTCCTGTGCCTTTAATATCTTTTCTGAATTTCCTTCTTCATGAGCCGTGGCATAAGCTGCCCTAGCTAGTTCAAGTTTATCTGTAATTTGTTTCTCATTAGCATCTAAATTTAATTTACTAATATTATGAAACTCTTGTTCTCTGGTAGTTAAACGAGTATTGAGTGCTTCATTCTGTTGTATTAACTTGGCAATCTGAGAATCACGTTCTTTTCGTTGACTTACTAATTGCCGTATTCTTTTCTGAGCACCTTTGGTTTCAATACCATCTAGCTCTTGTGGGTCTTCTGCTTTCTGTTCAGGTTCTGGCTTTGGCTCTGATTCTTCTGTTTTTGCCTCTACCTGTGGTTCAGGTTCTGGAGTTACCTCCTCTTCCTTTTCCACTTCAAATTCTACTTTTTCTTCCTTTTCTGAACTAGGTGCTTCCACCTCAGTCCATTCTTCATTATCAATCATTATTGTTCCTTTCGTTGCTTACGAAGCATACGGGTTTACGTATTACTATATTATACTACAAAATAAAATAGAATGCAAGTACTTATGATCCACTTGTTAAATTAAATGTAGGATCAAGATCTCTTGGATGTTCTACTCTACATATTACCTGATCATCAAATAATAGAATAAGTCTTACGGACTTATAGAATAATTTCTGACCAGCATGTTTGGCGTAACATACATAATCTCCTTCTTGACACCATGCTCCAGAAGGAAATCTTCCTTCATCATTATATGCCAGATCTCCTAAAGATAGGACTTTACCTACCGTTGTGAGATATGCCATATCGTCCTTGGTTGAATCAGGTAGCATAATGCCACCCTTAGTTACACCTTTTATACTTATGGGCCTAACTAGAATATGAAAGCCCGGTAGTTCTGGTAGAGGATTGGGATCTGGAATCTCATCCTCTGTTATCCACATATCATTTTTAATTGCATTTCCTAAATGTACCTGTTGCATTTACTCCTCTTCCTCATATATACGACTTTTTACAACAGATGTAAAGATTTGTCTGGACCATTCAATTCCTTGAATATGACCAACCAACTGTTTATAGTGAGCATATGTTTCTGCATTACCCTCACTCATGGCATTCTTTAATCTGTTTAATTCATCGTTGTAGGTTTTAATAACTTCATCCCAAATTTCCATACTATACTGGCTTTGGGTACTTCCATGAAAATGGATCTCTTTTATCTAGAACACCTTTACGTGCTCGTAGACCAACACCACCATCTTCAATAGATTTATTGGTATAATCACCATACATACCTTTGTCACCGTTGGCAACATGTTCTGGATATCCATTAGTTACTCCACGATTATCATTTTTTACGTGAGTAGGATACCCATTTGTCTTACCCTTTGTATCGTTAGGGTAATGCATTCCTCCATACTTAGGCATTATCATTCTCCTTTTTCTGCTTGGGTTCTTTGGAAACAACATCTTTAATAATATCTGCTATTTTAAAATCCCGTTCTCTGGAATCTTTATCCTGCATAGAAGCTATTCGTTCCAGAGCCTTGGTACGAACTTCCTCTACTTTGGAATCAATTTTTTGTTGATCTAATTCAGTTTTTATCATAAGATCAACAGCTTTTAATTCTGCATCAGATGCTATCTTATCTTCCTGTAAAGATATCTTGGAAAGAATGTCCAGAGCTTTCATAGTTTCCTTACTGGCTCTGTCCATATCATTCTTTTCTTTCTTGAGTTCTGTAGTCTGACCTTGAACATGAGCATCAATTGTTAATTGTGCCTGTTCCAGTTCAAGTTTCTGAGCATCCAAGGCAGCATCAGCAGCATTCTTGGCAGCAGTAATCTGTAGCTTCTCCTGCTCCAGTTGTAGCTTCTGAGCTTCAATGGCAACCAATTGTTGTTCAGGAGACTGAGACTGACCCATTGCCTGATTAGCATTCAATATTTGCTTGGCAGCTTCAGCCATGATAGCTTCTGTTACGTTTGGTCCCTGTGGCCCTACTTCCTGCATTCCCATTTGAGTTATACCGTTCATCTGTTCCTGATATTTCAAGATCATATGTTCCTGTATGTTTGCTTCCAGAACAGGTTTAATCCTTTGCATAAGAGGATTAGCACCATTCATGGGATCTTGCATGTAGGCTGTCTTGACCTGTACATGGGCATCATGGTTCTGTCCGGGGAAAGCTGCAATGGCTACTCCCTTGACTGCTGCCATAATATCTGATACAGGATCAAGTGGTTTAGGTTTCTGTTTGGGTGGAAGGATCTCTTCCATATTGGGCATGTTGGCAGCATTTAGAATAGTTCTATTCAGAGCTTCCAGATTAAACATACCGGGAGGTGATTGCTGTGCCATTTGCAAGGCCATTTGTGCAATCATAAGACGGTGAGCATTGGATGGAATATTAGGATCACTGACGGGGATCACATCCACTCTTCCATCAAAGTCGGCTTTAAATATATTCCGACTTTCGTATGGCACATCATAAGGATAATCACTTGGTAGATAATCATAATCTATTCTAGCAAGAATCCTAAATTCATCTCTTTGGGATTTATGCAATCTCTTGTGGATTGCAGAAAAGAATTTACTGGATGCTTCCAGTAGTGCCATAGTTGTCCCTACGGGTCCGTAAGAAGATGCTTCCGATACAATCTGTTCTGTACTGTCGGCAAACTTCTGACCTGCTGCTGTTACGAAACCCAACATCTGGAACAAGGTCGAGGAAGGCTCTTTGTAGGGGAGAGGAACGATAGCCTTTGCCAAGTCCATGCCTGTAGATTCAACTTCTTTAAACTCACCGGGACTGATAGGATCATTGTCACCAACCATCCTAACACCCTTTGCCTTAAACCCTCCC